GCACTGGTGATCGAGGCGCTGCGGCAGGTGGACGTGCCGCACTACCGCGGGCTGATCGTGCGAAAGACCTACCCGCAGCTTTCCGAGCTGATCGACAAGACGATGCAGTATTACAGGCTGGCCTTCCCGAAGGCGCGGTACAACGCTTCCAGCCATGTGTGGACCTTCCCCAGCGGGGCGAAGATCTATTTCTGGTCCATGTTCCGCACGCAGGACAAGCACAACTACCAAGGCAAAGCCTTTGATTTTATCGGGGTGGACGAGCTGACACACTTCACGTGGGAGGAGTACAGCTACCTGATGAGCCGCAACCGACCCACAGGGCCGGGCACGGTGGTGTACATGCAGGCAAGGCGCATCCGGGAGGCAGAGCAGAACGACCCGATGCTGAAGGGCAGGGTGATCCAAGGGGTGGCAGACCCGGCTATCTTCAACGAGAGCCAGGGCGAGAGCATTGCGCAGATGCAGGAGAAGTACCCGTACTTTGTGACGTGGCGGCCGGGCGACCATACCCGCATTGCGGGAAAGATGCAGCTGCACTACCGGCTGGCATTTGACGCGGAGGGACGACCGATGTTTCAGGTGTTTGACACTTGCCGGCATTTTATCCGCACCATCCCGAACCTTGTGTACGACGAGAGCAACGTGGAGGACATTGACACCACGCAGGAGGATCACATCTACGACGAGTGCCGGTATGTGCTGATGGAAAACCCCATCAGTCCCCGGCAGGTACGCAAAGAGGTGGTGCTGCGGGACGACCCGCTGGACATGGACGCACACCGCAGCCCCATCCGGGTGACGCGGGTATAAGCAGAAGGAGAAGCGATGACAGGAAGATACGAGGGACAGCAGCCGAACACCGAACAGGACGAGGAGAAGCTGCTGCGGAGACGGTGATCGGGCCGGAGGAAGTAGCCAAGGCGGGAGAAATTTTGCAGCGGTACAAGACCGGCAAGGCGGCGCTAGACAAGCGGATCATTGAAAACGAGCTGTGGTTCCGGATGGGGCACTGGAAGAACTACCAGAACAAGATGATGGAGGGAAAGCCGCAGCCTTCCAGCGGGTGGCTGTTCAACAGCATTGCCAACAAGCACGCGGATGCCATGGACAACTACCCGGAGCCGAACGTGCTGCCGAAAGCGGCGGACGACGAGGAGACGGCGAGGACCCTTTCCAAGGTGATCCCGGCGGTGCTGGAGCAGTGCAACTACGAGCAGGTGTACAGCGACACATGGTGGCGCAAGCTCAAGACCGGCACCGGTGTGAAGGGCATCTTCTGGGACCCGGTGCTGCGGGGTGGGCTGGGAGACATCAGCATCCAGAGCGTCAACCTGCTGATGCTGTACTGGGCACCGGGCGTGGAGGACATTCAGCAGTCGCCGCACCTGTTCAGTTTGAGCCTTGAGGACAACGAGCAGCTGATCAGGCGCTTCCCGCAGATGGAGGGGCACACCGGCAAGGGGCTGGACGTGGGGCAGTACATCCACGACGACAGCATTGACACCACCGACAAGAGCGTGGTGGTGGACTGGTACTACAAGAAGGCGCAGCCCGGCGGACAGACGGTGCTGCACTACTGCAAGTACTGCAACGGCGTGGTGCTGTATGCCAGCGAGAACGACTCGCAGCTGGCGCAGCGGGGCTTTTACGACCACGGGAAATACCCCTTTGTGTTTGACCCGCTGTTCATGGAGGAGGATTCCCCGGCGGGGTTTGGGTACATCGACGTGATGAAGGACACCCAGACCGCCATTGACGAGATGAACCACGCCATGGACGAGAACATGAAGCTGGCGGCAAAGCAGCGCTTTGTGCTGAGCGACACGGCGGGGGTGAACGAGAAAGAGCTGGCGGACTTTAGCAAGGACATCGTGCACGTTGTAGGGCGGCTGAACAGCGACAGCTTTATGCCGTTACAGACGAACGTGTTGAGCGGCAACTGCATGAACTACCGGGATGCCCGGGTGAACGAGCTGAAGGAAGTGAGCGGCAACCGGGACGTGAGCCAGGGCGGCACCACCAGCGGTCTGACCGCTGCCAGTGCCATTGCGGCGTTACAGGAGACGGGCAGCAAGCTGAGCCGGGACATGCTGAAGAGCGCGTACCGGGCGTTTGCAAAGGAGTGCTACCTGATCATTGAGCTGATGCGGCAGTTCTACGACGAGCAGCGGGTATACCGCATTACCAGCGAGAGCGGCGGGGTGGAGTATGCCACCTTCAGCGCACAGATGCTGCGCGGGGTGCCCGGCGGCGTTGTGGGCGGGGTGCAGCTGGGCGACCACGAGCCGGTGTTCGACATTGTGGACGGGAAGATGAACCTGCAGCTGTTTGCAGATGGTAATGCTGGTGGTAGTGCTGCTGCCGGAGAGGGCGGCGCAGAGGCAGCCCCGGTGGTGCAGGAGCCTGCGCTGCGTCCGGCACAGGAGCGGCTGGCGCGGCGCAGCGGTGCGCTGCTGCGGGGAAAGGCAAGCCCGGCGGAACAGCCCCCTCAGATGGGCGGTCAGCCGGAGACGCAGCCGCATGAAGATGAGAAGCCGACCGAGGAGAAGCCGCAGGAGCAGAAGGCGGAAAAGACCCCGGAGGAAAAGCGCAAGGCCTTTGGGGAGCTGGTGCGGGACGGCGGCGAGTACAGCGACATTTTCAACGAGGTGATGCAGCAGGCCATCATCAAGGCGGGCGAGGCGGTGCACGCAGACCCCAAGGCGGCTGCGCTGCGGCAGGCGCTGAGCGAGGCCTACGGCGTGGACGGCGAGGATGTGGACGGACTGATCGAGGCCGTGAAAAACGGCAAGGTGAAGGACAACGCCTACTAATCGGGATGGTGACGAGCGACAAGACCGGGGACGAGGACACGGAGGGCGCAATCAATGAACTGGCAGACGACCTTTTGAAGGGCGACAGCGAGAGCGTGACCGACGCGCTGGAGCAGGCGCTGGAGAGCGTACGGGCAAAGGATGCACAGGAGGAGCTGGACAGGCTGCTGCGGGCGGGCAAGAGCCTTGGCAGCGTGAAGAGCAAGATCACCGCAGTATGCAAGTCGGAGTATGTGGCGGGCAGCGAATACGACCGGACACAGCTGGACGAGATGCTGCTGGCGCTGCGGGATGCGGACGGAAACGCTTTGTACACCCAGAAAACGCTGGACGGCTGGGTGAGCGATGCCGAAAAGAAGAGCAAAGTGCAGACCAGCGCCCCGTGGGCAGACCTGCGGTAAAGACAAACAATAACAAACAAAGACGAACACCCCGGCGGCTGAGAAGGGACAGCTGCCGGGGTGTGTTTTGTGTAAGAATGTCCGCAGGTGTTTTGCAAAGCGGGATGCGGTAGACTGGACACAGGAAAGGAGGCCGGGAGATGCTGGTAAGAATTGTAAAAAGAACCTTTAGCGGGGCAGAGTACTGCCCGGAGCAGAAGGTTTTGAAGCTGGGCGGCGAGGGCAGCACCGGGGTGGAGACACTGGAATTTGAGCTGCCGGAGGAATGGGCCGGTATGGCGGTGACGGTGCATGTGCAGCAGCTGGACGGCACGCTGCCGCAGCCGGTGCTGCTGGGAGAGGACAGGTGTCTGGAGGTGGACAGGATGTTCACCGCCAGCGAAAAGGGGCTGTGGATGCTGCGGGCGATGGACGGCAACGGATACTGTGCCATGACAAGGCCTGCGCGGTACGAGTGCTACGAGACTTTTGCCGCGGACGGGGACACCGAGATCACCCCGAGCCAGTACGAGGCCTTTGTGGCGCAGGTACTGGGGGCGGCGAACACGGCAAGCCAGAAGGCAAAGGACGCGCAGAGCGCGGCGGACAGGGCAGAAGGTGCAGCGGGAGAGGCACAGAAAGCCAAGGCCGCCGCTGCGGACAGCGTGCAGCAGGCAAAGGGTGAGGCAGAAAGTGCACAGACGGCGGCGCAGCAGGCAGACAAAGCGGCGGCGCGGGCAGAAGGATACGCGCCCAAGGACGGCACCGTGCTGAGCGTGAACGGCAAGGGCGGCGCGGTGCGCCTGAACGCTGCGGACGTAGGGGCGATGGCTGCGGACAGGGAAGACCTTGTGCAGCAGGTGGTGCTGGAGGGCCGCACCCTGACCGTGGTGTTTACGGACGGCACGCAGCAGGCCTACACTACACAGGACACCACAGAGCTTACGGCCATGACCGGGGTGCTGCGCACAGCAAACGGCGGCACGGGGCTTGACCGGGCGATAACAGCGGCAGACGTAGGTGCCGTGGAAAAGGGCAGCGGGGACTACCTGAAGGGCAACCGGGGCAACTACCGGCTGCGCATTGAGCAGCGGGGCGAGTGGAAGGGGCTGACCGTATGCGCCCACTGGCACACCCCCGGCGCAAGCGCGGCCACGCTGGTGGAAAACGGTGTGCTGACCGTTCCGGCAGCGGTAACGGCGGTGCCCGGCACAGGCTGCATCACCTTTGAGGGTACGGACGGCAGCCGTACTGTGACAAGCGCCGATGTGCGGTGTAAGGTATGCGCCAACAGCGGCACGGCAGAGGGCACGATGCCTGCACCGGACACCCCGGCGTGGGAGGCGCTGGTAGGGCTGCTGGGAACCGGCGGCATTACCACCGCGGAAAAGCGGGAACTGCTGGCGATCCTGCGGCTTCTGGCGGCGGGCAATGATGCAGCCATGGCCGCCTATGACCGCTTGGCGGCGCTGTGGGGCATCACGCAGCCGGATAACAAGACGACTGCCCGGCTGAGCCTTGCAGTGCTGGGCAGAATGATCCTTGGAAGGAGTTAATATGAGCTACGTAAAACAGAATTTTGTGGACGGCCAGACTCTGACGGCTGCCCACCTGAACCACATGGAAGCGGGCATTGCGGCTGCCGCCACAGGCGTCAAGGGCGATAAGGGAGAAAAGGGCGAACCCGGCTCGCAGGGTCCGAAAGGCGATAAGGGCGACCCGGGCGAGGGAGTGAGTGAAATTGCGAAAGAGCTGCTGCTGAACCTGTTTGAGAATGCAGCCTACAAAACCAGCGATGCACAAGATACCCTGAATGCCTTGCGTGTAGAGTGGGGCAGAAGTGCACAGGATATTCCGGTGCAGAGCGTGAGCCTGAGCAGCAGCGCCCTGACCCTGAACGAGGGCGAAAGCAAGACCCTGACGGCTACCGTGCTGCCCGCAAACGCCACCAGCCATGTAGTGGTGTGGCGCGTTGCACCTGCCGGGTTTGTCACGGTGGCAAACGGCGTGGTGACGGGCATCAAAGCGGGCAGCTGCACCGTGACTGCCACCGCAGGCGGCAAGAGTGCAAGCTGTACGGTGACGGTGGCAGAGGTGGAGACGGCGCAGCTGCTCTACGACCTGCCCGGTGAAACGGCACTGACAAAGGGCATTGATACCGGCGTAAAGATGCTGGAGCACGCGGGCACTGAGACACCGCAGTACACCATTTTGCTGGATGCAAAGGCCAGCGACAGCTTTAACGACAAAGCATGGATCGTGTTTGTGCACTGCATGACCGAGACCGGCGATAACTTCAATCTGCCGGGTATCAACATCAATCTGAACCCCAACAACGGCACCACAAGTATTGCTTATTACGACTATTGCGACGTGACGCTATCGGACAGCGTTGCACACCTCAAGACCCGCACCCGGTACGTGATCCAGCTGGACGGCCAGAAGTATCGCGGCGGCAGCACCCATTGCACGCTGAGTGGCTGGAAGGTAACCAAACATACCCTTACGGACGTGCCGGAGAGCCTGCTGATCGGTGGTGCTCCGGGCACGAATGGCGGCGAGATGACCCGCTGCTGGGACGGCACACTGTACCAGTGTAAGGTGTACAAAGGACTGCTGAGCGATACGAAGATTAACAAGTTCATTCAGGAGGGCACGGTATGATCTATGATGTACATGGTGATCCCCTCGGTACAGCAAGCGGCAACGTGCTGTACGGGAAGAAATATGTGGCCTGCGGAGACAGCTTTACCGCAGGCGATGCGACCGGCTACACGGATGCTGCCGGCAACACCGGCACGAACTCGGATTTTTACGACCAGAAGCTGAAAGCATGGAAAACATACCCGTGGTGGATCGCAAAGCGCAACGACATGACGCTGGTGAACGAGGCTGTGAGCGGCTCTGTGTTCACCAATATCACCGGGCGGCTTTCGCCGTTCTCGGTGGAGCGGTACAAGGCCGTACCGAAGGATGCGGACTACATCACCCTGATGTTCGGTCTGAACGAGTGTGAGCCGGACACGGCACAGGGCTTTGACCCGACCGCCATTGTGGGCACAAAGACAGATACCACCAACGCAACGGTGTGGGGCGCGTACAATATCGTTTTTGAGTATCTGATGAAGAACATCCCCTACGCGAAGCTGGGCGTGATCCTTGCGGATGGATGGATGACCGCAGCCTACCGGACAACGGTGAAGGAGATCTGTGCCTACTGGGGTGTACCGGTACTGGACCTGAACGACGAGCAGCACCCGCTGCTGCTGACCGCACACAGCGCAGGACGCGCGGACGTCAGCCCTACGGCAAAGCAGCTGCGCAACGATGCCTTTCAACTTGCCCTCTACAACGGCCATCCGGGTCTGCGGGCGCATGAGTACCGCAGCACCATCATTGAGAACTGGATGCGGGGACTGTGATGCGGAAAGGAGGCAGAGAGATGATCCGAAAGTACAGCCTTGCCAAGAACGGGGCAAAGCTGCTTGCACCGGACTTTAAGGTGCGGGAGCTGCGCTGCCGGGACGGCAGCGACACCGTTATGGTGGACGATGCGCTGATGCTGCTGCTCCAGTGTATCCGGGAGCACTTTGGCAAGGTGGTGACCATTACCAGCGGCTACCGCACGGCAGCGCACAACGCGGCCGTGGGCGGTGCCAAGAGCAGCCAGCACCTGCTGGGCCGGGCGGCGGACATCCGGGTGCAGGGCGTGAGCGTGGAGGACGTGGCCGCCTACGCCGAAAGCCTGATGCCGGACTGGGGCGGCGTTGGCCGCTATCCCGTCAAGGCGGGCAGAGCCACCGGCTGGGTACACGTGGACACCCGGGCAGACAAAGCCCGGTGGAGGGGGTGAACGCGATGACAAGCATCATCTCAGCCATCATCGCAGGTGCGGTGACCCTGATCGGCGTGCTGATCGCCAACGGAAAAAGCCAAGCGGTGACCGACACAAAGCTGGAGGAACTGACCCGGGAGGTGCGGGAGCATAACAACTTTGCCCGCCGCGTACCCATTTTAGAAGAACAGATGAAGGTGGCCAACCACCGCATCGCAGATTTAGAGAAAGAGAGGAACTGA